CTGGCTGACCCTTCTCCAGAAGGCGGCGTGGACCTTCCTTCAGCGAAGCCGAGCGCTTCACCAATATGCCGATGAGCAGGCTTACTACACCCGCATCACTTTTGACGCGGATTCAGCGCTGGAGCGCATTATGCGCGCGCGCGAGGATCTGTTCCGAGGGCGAGAGCACCCGTCGAGGGTGCTGATTGGCGCCGAAGACTTCGCAGAAATCATGCGGGATTCGTCCCTGTCCGGTCCGATGGTCCGGCAATACGAATTCACCGGCCGGGCCGGGTACGAAGGCCACGTCTTCGGGCTTCCCGTCGAGGTCATTCCGCACATGCGCGGAGTGTTGGTGCTATGAGCGCCCCCTTCGATCCCGAAGCCCTAGTCGATGAGGTCGCCTTCGCGGTCTTCGTTGGCTCTGGCGAAGACGAGACCGCCGAGACCTTCGCGGCGCTGGATGACTACACCCTCCGGGCGTTCCGAGACGCAGCCCGTACCGCCATCCGCACCTTCACCGAGGCCGCCAATCGCCTCGGCATCAGGTTCATGCCTGAGGGCACGATCATGGTCCCGAAGACTGAGGAAGAGGCCGCGCTGATGGCGGGCGTCGCCAAGCAGTTCATGGACGCCCAGAAGCGTAAGCCGAAGCTGCTGGGGTCTCCGGGCCTGGTCATTCCGGGTAGGGCGCACTGATGGCCGTCGCCTCAAACTGCCCACGCTTCGGCAAGCTCATCGGCGGATGCAAGTTCTCGCCTCGATATGACGAGGTGCGGGCAGTGGACGCAAACGCCTCACTTATTGAGGCGATGTTCTATGCGCCGCGTCGCCGAACGCCAGCGTCGCGACCTGCACGAAAGACCTACGTTCGCGATGTCTGCGAGCGCTGTGGAATGCCAGTGGAGCGTACCTGATGGGAGGCTCAATCTCCCACGCTGCCCGCGCTGACATCGAAGCGGCTATCGCCAGCAGTCAAGCGCCGCAGCAGCGGGTCAACTTCGTCTGCGTCAACGTCGGCCCCGCCTACCCAATGGCCTATGTCGAAATCCTCCGCGACATGGTGCTGCGCAACGCCTCCAACATGGAGGCCCCCTGCGCGTGGTTCTGCCTGACGGATCGCCCCGACGAACTCCCCGAGGGCGTCAACGCTATCCCGGCCCCGGATGATCTCCCCGGCTGGTGGGCCAAGGTCGCGCTGTTCTCGCCCGACATGCCGTGGGATCGCGGCGACCGCATCGTCTACTTCGACCTCGACGTGGCAATAACGGGGCGGCTGGAAGACCTTGTCGAGCGCAAGGGCATCATCCGAGACTGGGGATGGCCCTGCTACAACTCGTCCGTCATGGTCTGGGACCACGGCGAACACTCCGAGGTCTGGGACCTATTCGACCCCACCATCCAGACCCGCTCCCCCGGCCCGCTAATCTCCGAGGCCCTGCCTCCCAAGGACCAGATCAACGGCGGCGATCAGGAGTGGATCACCGAGATTGGGGGATGGACCCCGTTCCCCGCCGACTGGTGCGTCTCCTACCGGATGCACGCCCAGGCCTGGCCTCCGAATGCGTCCAAGGTGGTGGTCTTCCACGGCCAGCCCAAGCCTGCGGATATCACTGAGGGCTGGGTTCCAAACGTCTGGAAAGTTGGGGGCTACACGTCGCTTCCGGAGATGAAGGGCGCCAACACAACCCAAGACTTCCGCCTGGCGAATGTCAGGTCATCGGTCCAGCGCGATCTGGAGTGGTTCACAGGCTTCAAGGATGAGGGCAAGTCCATCGCCATCGTCTGCGGCGCACCTTCCATGCGTAACTGCCTGTCGGACATCAGGGCGCAGCGCCGTCGCGGCGTCCGGATCGTCAGCGTCAATAACGCCTGGCGCTACCTGACGGAAAACGGGGTCAAGCCAGACGTCCATGTCATGCTGGATGCGCGGGCTGAGAACGTGGAGTTCGTCAGGGACGCGCCTGAGGGCATCCGCTACTGCATCGCCAGCCAATGCCATCCAGACGTGTTCGATGCGCTGAAGGACCGCGAAGTCGTGCTGTGGCACAACGCCGTGGGCGACGGCGAGGAAATGCGCGAGATCCTTGCCCCCTGGTGGGATGAGGGTCCGAACCAAAAGCCCTGCATCCTTGTCCCCGGAGGCTCCACCGTGGGTCTCCGCGCTCTATGGCTCGCCCACTTCTCCGGCTTCAAGACCATCCATGTGTACGGCATGGACTCCAGCTACGCCGACGACGGCTCCCACCACGCCTACGCCCAACCGCTGAACGACGGCGAGGAAATCCTAGAGGCCGCGCTGGGAGACAAGCGCTACGCCTGCGCCAAATGGATGCTCCGGCAGGCTGAAGAGTTCAGAACGACGTGGTTCGACCTGAAGGCCGAGGGCGTGACCATTCACGTCCATGGAACCGGCTTGGTCCCCGACATCGCGCGGCTGTTGCGCCAAGAGGCGAGGGCGGCCTGATGGTCGATGACGGCTACTATGCGCGGCAGCCCCTACTGGCGAATATCAACGGCCTGTGGTGGCCGGCTGACGACCGCGACGCCCGGCCCATCATCACCCACGACTGCGATCCGGCGATTAAGGCCATCCTGCCGCACATCCAAGGCCGGGACTGCATCGTCCAGGCCGGAGCCAATGTCGGGACGTACCCGCTTGCCCTGGCGGACCATTTCGCCTCCGTCGTCACCTGCGAGCCCGACCCGGCGAACTACATGTGCCTAGGGCGCAATCTGGTGGCCCGTGACAGCCTAAACCGCGTCACGGCGACCTACGGGGCATTCGGCGAGGAAGCGGGCGTCTGCGCCCCTCTGGTGGTCCACCCCGGCAACTGCGGCGCCCATCGGGTGAACTTCGACGCAGGCGTGACACCGGTCATCACCATCGACAGTCTCGACCTCCAGGCCTGCGACGCAATTTGGCTGGACGTCGAGGGAGCCGAACTCCCCGCGTTGAAGGGTGCAGTCCAGACCATCAAGCGGTTCTCACCGACCATTGCCGTCGAGGACAAGGGGCTGCACCGCGCCTTTGGGATCGAGGACGGGGCGCTTCAGGCGTGGCTTGAGGCGCTCGGCTACACGCAAACAGGCCGCATCGGTCAAGACAAGGTCTTTCAGAAATGAGCTTCTCCGACTTCACCCCGGATTTCACCCCGCCGACGCCGGGCCAGCACGCCGACAACGTCATCCCGCGCTTCTACCTGAAGCCCGAGAAAAACAACTTCAAGTCAGAGCGCGAGGGTAAGCCGGTCTTTGAGGACCGCGAGATGGTCGAAATCCGCGTTCCCGGAGACCGCAAGACGGAGGTCCACTCCTACGTCAAAGAGGAACACAAGCGCCGGTGGCCGCAGTATTACGCCGCCTTCAAGGCCCAGCAGGATGCGCCAACCGAGGGAACTCCGCTGTCGGAGTGGCCCAAGGTCACGCGCTCGCAGGTCGAGGAGCTTTCGTTCTTCCACATCAAGACGGTGGAGCAGCTTTCGGGGCTCAGCGATGACCAGCTTTCCAAGTGTCTGCCTATGGGCGGGTTCCCCCTGCGCGAGGCGGCCAAGCGGTTCTTGGAGCAAGCCGCTGGCTCCGCTCCCGCCGAGAAGCTTGCGGCTGAGAACACCGAGCTGCGTGGGACTATGGACGCCATGAAGGCTCAGATGGACGCCATGCGCGAGCAGATGGACAAGATGGTCGCAGCTACGGCCAATGCGGCTCCCGTGGCGCCCGCAAACGTGGAGCCTGCGCCGACCATCGCGCCGTCCCTTTCCGATCAACTGGGGACGAACCAATGACCGCCATCGAGCGCAACGTCATCCCATCGCGTGGAGCCCGGTTCTTCCGGGAGGGCGGGGAGATCCTGTTCGAGTTCGTTATCGACCCGACGAACATCATCGGCCCGCGCAAGGCCAAGGAGCGTGACTCCGTCGATCATGCGGAGGCGTGGGGCCTGTTCCTGCAATCCGTGGCTGGAGAGCCGCAGGACGACCCCAAGGTCGCCCCTGAGGCTCCTGAGACGGCCTCCGAGGCCATTGTACCGGAACCCGAGCCATTCAACGGCGCGGACCCCGCCAAGTTCGATCACGACGGCGACGGCGAGCCCGGCGGCTCCAAGCCCGCCCGCAAGGTTCGCGGCCCCTACAAGTCCCGGAAGGCTGGCTAAATGACCGTCCTGTCGATTGTCTCGGCCACCATGGGTCGTCTGTCCCTGACGCGCCCCTCCATGGTCGTGCCCTCGACGGACCCGCCGGCCATTCAGATGTTCGAGCTTCTCAAAGAGGAGGCTCTAGCCCTGACCGGGCGGACGATCTGGCAGGCGATGACGAAGCAGGACACCTTCATCACCACTGCCACCGAGATTCAGACCAACTCCCCGATCCCGGCGGATCTCGACCGCTTCATCCCCGACACCTTCTTCAACCGCACCCAGCAGCGGTACATGATCGGCCCGGTGACGCCGCAGGAGTGGCAGGCGCTTCAGGCCCAACCGTCGCTTGGCTTCGTCTATCTCGCCTTCCGGGAGCGGGAAGGGCAGTTCATCGTCAACCCGGTCCCTCCGGCGGGCGATACCATCGCTTACGAATACGTTTCCAGCTACTACGCCAAGAGCAGCGCCGACCAGGCCAAGGCTGAATTTACCTCGGACGATGATACGTCCTACCTGGACGAGGAGTTGCTGAAGCTTGGTCTTCGCTGGCGCTGGAAGCAGGCCAAGGGCCTGGAATACGGCCAGGACTTCGACACCTACGAGCGAGAGGTGGAGATGCGCGCCGGGAACGACGGCGGGACGCGAGCCCTCGATATCTCCGGCTTGGACCGCTACCGCTTCCCCGGTCAGCCCAACATTCCCCAGGGCAACTGGGGGCTCTAGGCGTGGCCTTCGTAATTCCGACCATCCAGAACCTCGAAAACTTCCGCAAGCAGCTTAACGCCATCTTCGTGGCGATCTTCTCGACGGCCAATTCATGGACCCAGCCGCAGACCTTTCCGGCGTCGGGCATCATCATCGGGACGGTCAAGGATCTGAGCGGAACGGGAACGCCTGAGGGCGCTGTGGCCGCCGCCGTGGGGTCGACCTTTCGCCGGACGGACGGCGGAACGGGAACGGCATTCTACGTCAAGGAAACGGGCGCAGCGACGAACACGGGTTGGGTGGCGAAATGAGGAAGGCCGTCTATCAGAACCCCGGACGCCGCCAGGTCTCCGTCGCGCGCTCGGTCTCTGCCCCCGTGGGCGGCTGGGACACCGAGTCCGCCTTGGCGAACATGCCCAAGATCAATGCTGTGATCCTCGACAACTGGATTCCGCGCGGCGGCTATATCGAGATGCGCCGGGGCTTCATCGAGCAATGCACCGGCACGGCAGATGAGGTCGAGACCTTAGTGGCGTGGCGTGGGGCAGCGTCCGGCGACAAGCTGTTCGCCTGTTCTGGCGCCAACATCTACAACGTCACCACGGCGGGCGCGCTCCCCTCTGCGGAGTACATCAGCGCCGTCTCCGCGCGTTGGAACTACACCAACTTCTCCAACGATGCGGGGCGGTTCGCCATTCTCGTCAACGGCGCTCAGGCTCCGCTGAAGTACGACGGAACGAACTTCGCCATTACGGCGATCACGGGGTCTTCCGGCTCGATCACCCTGACGCCGGCTGACCTGAAGTACGTGATGGCCCACAAGTTCCGGCTTCATTTCGTGGAGAAGGAGACGCTTAGGGTCTGGTATCTCGACACCAACGCCATTGCGGGTGCGGCGGGGCTTCTCGACCTTGGCCCGCTGTTCTCCAAGGGCGGATATCTGGTGGGCCTGGGGCGCTGGACGCTCGACGGCGGGCAGGGGCCAGACGACTACGCCGCCTACCTCACCAATGAAGGCCAGGTCGCCATCTATCAGGGGACCGACCCTGCCGACGTGAACAACTGGGCTCTGGTGGGGGTCTACAACCTGCCCAAGCCCATCGGTGGCCGCTGCATCATCGAATACGGGGCGGACCTCCTCATCGTTACGGAGGGCGGCATCTTCGCCCTGTCGTCCATTATGAGTACGCCGGTTGAGGAGCTATCGAAGAAGGCGCTTAGCCGGAACATCGGCCCGACCATCTCCGACTCTGCGAGCAGCTACGGCGCCAACTTCGGATGGCAGCCGATCCTGTATTCGGGACGCGGCTCCCTCATCATCGTCAATGTCCCGACTGCGGAACTCACGACCTCGGTCCAGTATGTCCGATCCCTCCAGGGCGGGGCGTGGTGCAGGTTCACCGGCCTGAACGCGTTCTGCTGGGAGACGGCGAACGGTCAAATCTACTTCGGGTCCACAGCGGGCGTCTATCGCTGGGACATCGGAGCCAGCGACAACGGCGAAACCATCGTGGCCGACGTTCTCCCGGCCTTCCAAGACTTTGGAAACCGGACGGTCACCAAAAGCTTTGGCATGGTCCGCGCGCTTCTTAGGGCTCCGGCCATCGTGCGGCCCGCGCTCAACGTCGTCACCGACTATGACAAGAACACTATCCCGACTGCCGTTCAGACCGTTGTAACGGCGGGGGATATCGACCCAACAGACTCCGATGTGATCCGCGACGATTGGACCGGGGCAACGGGGGACGGCTATGTCGCCTCGCCTCGGATGCGCGTGAGCATTGTAGGGTCCGATACGTCCGACCGCGTCGCCGTCAATGAGGCCCTGACGGACCTTCTCGTGGTGGGGCCGGCTGGAACAGACCACATCCTCACGCGCCCAAACTTGCCGCTGGACGTCACGGTCCAGTGCATCGGTTTCGACCTCATGTACCAGGCCGGGGGGCAGCTTTGAGGCTCCTGTTCAACCAAGACCGCGCCGTCGCCCATTGGGTCGCCGAGCATATCCCGCACATGGCGGCCCATATCCAGGACTTCGGATATGGCGAGGTGTTTGGGGTCGGCGCAGCTATCGGCGTCGTGGACAAGCGCGATGAGCTGGTCGGCGGCGTCGTCTATCACAATTACGATCCGTACTACCGGAGCATCGAGCTTTCCTGCGCTGCGAGCACCTCGCGATGGCTCACCCGCGAGATGGTTGGCGGATTGCTGAGATACCCATTCACGCAGCTAAACTGCCAGCGTTGTACCGCCGTCACACCGCGCCGCGCGACGAGTGCCAGGCGGTTCCTCGAAGGTCTTGGGTTCAAGCGAGAGGGATCGGTTCGGCGTGGGTTCGGTGACGATAATGCGATCATTTACGGGCTTCTCGCCGAAGAGTGGGCGCAACACCCGCTCAATCGAGCGCGCGCATCTAGGCCGTCTGGCGAGCAGGCATCCTCACAGCCCGGCGCTCACGGCTAAGACCCTGGAGGCTCGTCATGGGTAAGAAGACCCCCGCCGCCCCCCCGGCCCCTGATCCTACCGTTGTCGCGCAGGCCCAAGCTCAGGCGAACATCGAGAGCGCGACGGCTCAGCAAAAGCTCAACATGATCGGCACGCAGGGGCCCACCGGAACGACCGGCTATCGCGCTGATGCCTCGCAGCCCGGCGGCTATACCCAATACACCAACCTCTCTCCCGCCGAGCAACAATCCTACGACCTGAGCAAGGCCGCCGAGAATGGCGCCTATGGCGTCGCTGGCCAGCAGATTGGCCGGGTTGGAGAAGCGCTCGCCCGGCCGCTTGATCTCTCGAAGCTTCCGGCCATGACCACCAGCGTCAACAGCGGCCCGCTTCAAACGTCATTCGATCCGGGGCAGGCCGTACAGGGGCAGGTGGGGGGCGACCTGAGCGCTGCGCGTCAGCAAGCCATTGACGCGGTCTACGGGCAGGCCACGAGCCGCCTTGACCCCATGTGGGCGCAGCGGGAAGACCAGACCCGCAACCGCCTAGCGAACCAAGGCTTCAGCCAGAACTCGACCGCTGCCCAGACCATGCTGGACAACGAGGGGAGGGCGCGGAACGACGCCTATAATCAGGCCGCATATTCGAGCATTGGGGCTGGTGAAGACGCCGCCAATGCTCTGTTCGGTCGTCAGAGCACCCAAGGTCAGTTCGCCAACCAGGCGGCGGCGCAGATGTACGCGCAAAACCAAGGCCAGGCGGCTTTCAACAACACCGCTGTGGGCCAGCAGTTCGGGCAGGACATGTCGAACGCCCAGCTCGGAAATACGGCGCGCAACCAAGCCCTGCAAGAGCAGGCCTACGTCCAGAACCAGCCGATCAACCAATTCACCGCCCTGATGGGGAGCGGCCAAGTCGGGACGCCTCAGGGGGTGTCCTATACGCCGTCTCAGGTTGGTCAGACGGACGTGACGGGCGCCTATGCGCTCCAGCAGCAGGCCGCGCAGAACGCGGCGAACCGCTCCGCCACCCAGCAGTCGGGCCTGATGAGCGGGCTGATGTCTCTCGGCTCCGCCGCGATCCTGGCGTCTGACCGCCGGCTAAAGCGCGACATCGTCCGTATTGGCACGCGCCGCGACGGTCTGGGCGTCTACAAGTACCGCTATCTCAACGCCCCCGAGATCCACACCGGCGTCATGGCCGATGAGGTCAAGCGCGTCCGCCCCGATCTGGTGGTCAAGGGTCGTGATGGGTACATGGCCGTGAGCTATGCTGGCTTGGAGGCGGCCTGATGGCCGCCGCGCTTCCTGCTGACCTCGCGGCGGCGCTGAGGTACGGCGTCCAGACCCAACAGGCGGTTCGGCGCAGCAAGTACCTGGAAGATGCCCTCAAGCAGCTCCAGACCGATGGCTCCAAGATCACGGGCGGCTATGGGGAGTTGGGGGCGAAGCTGTTGGCGACGGCCATCCTCCAGCGCTCCAACAATAAGGCGAAAGACGCGACCCTAGAGGCGCTCAAGGCGGATCGGCAGAACGAGACGAGCTCGCTGCTTGGAGCCCTGCGCCCACCCCCCTTGTCCCCAACGCCCGACCGGGAATCCATCGTTCCGCGCGCCTCGGAGCAAACGCCCGTCACTGAGTTCATGCCCAAGGCGATGCCGTCTGTGGGAAGCGCTCCCCCGACGCCGGTTGGAATGCCGCAGATCACCCCATCCGTCGACAAGATCGTCCGTACGGTCTGGGGCGAGGCGCGAAGCGAGCCTCCAGAGGGCCAACAGGGCGTGGCCGCCGTCATCCTGAACCGCGCCAATAGCCGGGGCTTGACGCCTGAGCAGGTGGTCCTACAGCCCCACCAGTTCGAGCCGTGGGGCAATCCGAAGACGCGGGCGCAGATGGCGTCCCTGGACCCCTCCAGCGAGCAATATCAGGCGATCCTGCGCAACATCACCCCGGCCCTCAACGGCCAGGACCCCACGGGGGGCGCGGACCACTTCTACAGCCCGACCGCTCAGAGCGCGTTGGGTCGCCGGCCGCCGTCCTGGGATAATGGTTCGGGCCGAGACATGGGCCGCCATCGGTTCTTCGACCTTGAGCCCAATGCTCAGGGCCGACCGGCTGCGCCTGCGGTTCCGCCGCCCCCGCCTCCGCCTGACCCCAACGGCCCTGACGTGCAGTACGCGCCTCAGCCGATGCAGGGCCAATTCCCTTCCGCGCCGGGTGGCTCTCCCCCGGACGCTGGGGGCGCCGCCGCCGGGATGCCTCCCCAAGCGCAGACCCCGGCGGCGGCAAGCCCGCAATGGCCGACGTGGAAGCCGTCTCAGGAGCAGGTGGACTACGTCGCCCAACTCCTGAACGATCCTCGCTATCACGACCAAGGTGTCCAGATGGCGATGCAGCTTCGCGAGAAGATGACGCAGCCCGCCGAGGCGCAGATCATCCAGCAGAACGGCGTGAGCTTCTACGTCTCCAAGACGCCGGGAGTTGGCGGTCAACCCGTCATGATCCCGATCCAGCCCGAAGCGCAGACCCAGACCATGGCCGCGCAAGCCGCTGGACTGCCCAATGCGCCGCAAGGCCTCTTTGTCCAACGTGATCCCATGGGAAACCTGAAAGAAGCGCCTGGGGCTCCCCCGCAGGGCTACAACGCCGGTCCGAACGGATATCAGCCGATTCAAGGTGGCCCCGCCGACCCCAACCGCGTCCAGGCCCCGGCCCAGAACTACCAATTCACTCAGGGTGGTCGGCAGCAGGCTATTCCGGGGAGCGCTGCGGACCCGCGCAATCCAATGAACGTCCTTCAGGGCTCGCAGCAGCTCCGCAGTGAGATCAAAACCGTTGTCGATCAGGCGCTCCAACTCAAGCGCAACGTCGATGCGGTGCGGACTGGCTTCGCGCAACAGAACGGCCCCGGCGATATCGCCATGGTCAACGGCCTGCAAAAGCTGATTGACGAGGGCGTGGTGCGCGAAGGTGACGTGGCTTTGCAACTGAAAAGCCAAGGCATCCTTGGCGGCATCTCCGGGGTCCAGGGCTATATGACCAGCGAGGGTTTCTTCGCCGATCCGAAAATCCGCCAAGGCATCCTGAACACCGCCAACCAGCTCTACGGATCTCTGAACGACAACTACAAGGCCCGCGTCCAGGGTTATCGAGCCATTGCCGACCAGACCTTCGGACCCGGCACGTTCGATCAGTACGTCTTCCCGCCGGAGACGGCTCAGGCGCTCGGCTGGGCGGCCAGCAATGGACCTCCCGCTCCTGACCCTAACCTCATTGACCGTAGCGGCAGGCCTCCCGGCTGGTCTGGTCAACTTCCAGCCTCCCAACTGGAGGCCGCTCGGCAGTTCAAGGGTGGTAAGCCTGGAACGGCCCAAAACCCCTATATCGTCAAGACCCCGCAAGACGCGCTCAAGCTTCCAGCCGGGTCAAAAATTCTCCTGCCTGATGGAACTATGGGAACGGTGCCGAACCGATGAGCGATCCATGGGCGGAGTTTCGGGAAGCGCCGGTCAAGAAGGTTTCCCAGGCCGTTGATATCGGAATGTCCCTCCTGTCCGGGGGCCAGCAGGGCAGCGCACAGTTCCTCGGGCTTCCAGGTGACGCCATCGCCTTCACCAAAGGGCTGATGCAGAAGGGTGTTGGAGCCGCCGAGGCGCGTGGCTTTGCCCCCAAGGGGTCTGGCGAGGTGTTGGCCAAGGCTCTCAAGGACGGCCCCGCCCAAGGTCCGATCAACATCCCGACCCCCTCGACGTTGGCGCGCATCCTCATGTCAGGCGGCGGGGCCGCTGTAGGCGTGAAACCTGAAACCATGAACCGTGTCATGGCGGTTCTCCCGAAGGCCGATGGCGCGCCGCCCACCACTAAGGATGTCGAAACCTTCGTCGGAAACCCCAAGTACCACAAGCCGCAGACCGTTTCTGGCGAGTATGCGCGAACGCTAGGTCAATTCGCGCCAGGCGCCCTCATGCCGGGGTCGCTGTTTGTCAAGGGCGCGAACGTAGTCGTGCCGGCGCTTACGTCGGAGACGGCGGGGCAGATGACCAAGGGGTCGAAAGCTGAACCCTATGCGCGCGTACTTGGGGCTCTGCTCGGAGCCTGGGGCGTGCAGCTTGCCGCCTCGCCTCGACCTGGCGTCCGAATGCTGGCGGAAGCCGCTCGGGGCTCAACGGACGATCAGATCACCGCAGCCCAAGCCTTGCGCGAACAAGCCGCTGCCCGTGGCGTGACCCTCACGCAGGCCGAAGCCCTTCAACAGGTGGCGGGTGGCTCAACCGGTATGGGCAGGCTCCAGCGCGTGCTGGAGGGCACTCAGGCGGGGTCTGAGCGCATCACCCCGGTCATGTCGCAACGTCCTGAACAGGGGCGTGGGGCGGTGACGCAAGTTGCCGACAACATCTCTCCCCCGACCGCGAACCCGTCGATGATCGGCGCGCAGGCCCAAACGGCGGCTGATGACGTTCTCACGGGCGTTCGCCAGCAGATCAACGCCAACGCCAGGCCTTTCTATGAGGCGCTTCCGGCAGAGCGGATGCCGACCGCAGCGCCAGCTTATCAGGAACTGGTTGCGTCTCCGGCCTATCAGGAGGCCTTGGCTGGTGTTCGTGGAAATCCTGTCCTCAATGCGCCGATTGCGAATCTCCCGGATGACAGCCTGGCCGTCGTCAATGAGATCGTGAAGCAGCTCGACACGCTGGGGCAAAACACCCGCCCGAACCCCGCCTCCTCGACTGGCAGCGCGCAGATGTCGGCGGCCTATGATGCTGCGCGCGGCTCTGCGGATGAACTTGCGGGAGCATATTCGGAGCCTTACGCCTTGGCGCGGGGTATGGTGCGAAGCCAGCGCGAGGCATTCCTTGAGCCCCTCCAGCGCGGCCCGATGGGCGCCATTTCGGCGACCGACAGCGTTCCCGGTCAAACCCGAGCCTTGTTCCCGTCCGCGCCGCTCGAAGGGGCCGCAAACGAAACCGAGCGCGCGGTTCAAATGCTCATGCAGCAGAACCCTGAGGTTCCGCCGGCCTTGATCCGTCAGCACGTCATGAACACCATGAATGAGGCGACGCAGAACCTACAGGCTGGCCCGAACCAATGGGGTGGCGCGAAGTTCGCCGCGACCATCGCCGGCAACCCGGAGCAAGCCGCAACGCTCAGGGCGGGGATTGATGCGGCGGCTCCCGGCCAAGGGGCTCAGTTTGATGAGCTGACCCGCGTCCTGGCTGCGACCGGCAAGCGCCAAGCCCCAGGCTCCATGACCGCGTACAACATGGAGGATCTGAAAAAGCTCGGGGAGACGGGCGCTCTAGGTCAGGTCGCCTCTACCGGCCTCAATCCGCCCGGCGTATTCCGCAAGCTTGGAGACGCCTTCTTCCGCTACAACGTAGAGCGTAACGCAGGGCAGTTGGCCGAAGCCATCCTTGCTGAACCGGCGCGAGCGACCGAGCTTATCCGCGAGGCTCGACGTGTCGTGCCCGCTGGGCGGCAGTTGCAGCAGCTTGAGGCTCTTGCGGTTGCTGCGGGGCAAGGGCGTCGCGCCGAGACGCTTCCGGCGGTGCGTCCCTAAGCGCGTTGTGAGTGGCGATTGAGGTCGCCAGCAGTCCGATCCCGATAATCACCGGCCATCGGATGCGCCGCCAAAACGGGGTTCGGCGGGCGTGATGTATGATCGTATATTCGGCGTCAATGATCTTGCCCACGGTCAGGAGCAGCGCCACGTCGAAATGGTATCGGCCATCTCAGGTGTTCCGCCTGCATAGACCGCGACCTTGCCAGCCGAACGGCAGTGCTCATCGGCCCATTGGAAGGCCGTGGACTTGCCCCACTTGCTGTGGCTGATCGTGATTGAGAGGTCGTTCTTGCTGAGGATCTTGGCCCTCGCAATTGGGTTTCCCTTGGGGGACTCGGCGCTGGGGCCGGTGGCGCAGGCAGTCAGGGCGAAGAACGCCAGGGCCGCGATTTGAAAGACCTTCATTCGGTGAATGTCACCCTTTCCTAGGCGAGCGTCAAGTTTGCCCTGGACGCCGCCGCCCTGGCCCACGAATTGAAGGCCAAGGCCGACAAGCAGGGGCAATAAACGGCACACCTTTGATGCAGGGGTGTGGGGGGCCTAGAGGCGGTGGCTCAGATAGCCGTGGATCACCTTGGCGAGGTCGCCGCTCTCGGCGGCAGGCGCGATAGCCAATGCCCACCCCAGGAGGCAGTCAGAGATATAGCCGCGCAGCGCATTGATCATGGAGATTACCTATTCAGGGGCCGGTTAGCGCGCAAGTAGGTCGTCAGCGGCCAGATCGCCGGGGTGAGGCTGTCCAGCACCACCTCCCGGCCATCGACGCGGGCGACCACCACCTGATGGAAGCGCCGCAGCGGGCCAACGCGGACCCGCACCACCTCCGTCCTGACATCGCGGGGATCGGCCCCAGCGGCTATCAGAGCGGCCAGCTTGGCGTTGGAGAAGTCCACGCAGTTGTCGGTCGGCCCGTGGGCGGCGCGGTTGACCTCGCGGTTGATCCG